CCCTACACCAGCCGTTGATGAGCTGTTTGTTGATGTAGGATTGGTTGCGTTAGTAACTGTAATACCACCCGCCGTATAACCTGTTCCAGATACTTCATTGGTTGCTGAGTATGCTGTTGTAGCCGCATTGATCGTAGCGGTTGTCACATACAAAGCCGCCTTAAATGTATCGGCAGTATTGGCTGTGTGGGCGGGATTAGCAGAACTAAAGTTGTGCGTAGCGCTCAACAGTTCGCCTAAGAAAGAAGTACACATTGCTTGCTGATTCGCCATTTTGGTTCCTTTAGCCTAAAGAGGCAGCAAATAAATCCATGAAGGGTGATTTTTTCAAAGTTACATGAGCCGAGCGGTGTACCAATTCATCATTTAAATAGTACTCAACCCAAGTCGTGTATTCGTTTTCATCGTCAACAGTACCCTCTTTCTTCACAAGAAGAGAGTCATCCATGTCGCCTTTGGTGGTCGTGATAATCAATTTGAACTCCTGATTAAAGCTGATGTTGCTGTGTTTGCTGGCATTGTGATGGTAAAGTTTACCTGCGATTTATCAGATCCAAAATCAATCACGCAGATGGATTTATTGCCTTTGCTCACGTTGTACAACAAAGCACATCTGGCCATCAGATTAGAGTTAGTCCAGACTACATTGTTAAAGTTAACATAGGCTACATAGCCTGACGTATTAACTGTTGCCCCGGTCACTAAATTCCCACCTGCTGTATATCCTGTCCCGGTGATCTCATATGTAGTTGTGTAAACAGTAGTATCAGCGTTTAAACTAGCAAAGCTAGTGTAAAGAGCCATCTTTAACGTATCAGTCAATAGATTGTGAACGCCTTGGTAAAGCTCTGCCTTAAAACTGGTTGTTTGGGTTTGGACTATCATTCAACTTTAACCCTTACTTGACCATCACGATAAGCATCACCACGTTGTTTGCCATCACCCAAGTTCTTGAGTAGAGTGATTGCCTGTGTGTATCTATCTTTGTACAAGGCCACCATGTCTGCGTCACCTTTGACATAGGTAATAGCCTCATAAAGCACTGCATTCATGAGTGCCGTGTCAAAGTTATCACCTAGCCATGTCTCTCCGCCTGCATTGGTAATGGTTGTCACCGTTAATATAAAACCTGCACCAGAACTTCCGATTGTGGCTGACAACTGATCGCCCACGGCGTAATAACATCCCTTGCCCACCAAACTTACAGAAGTGACCACCCCACCGCTAACAACAATAGTAGCAGTAGCACTATTGCCAGTCCCGCCAGTAAGAACAACATTGTAATAAGTGCCATTGGTATACCCCGATCCTGCCGCCGTAATTGTCGTTGTACTCAATGCTGCCTGAATAATTGAATCAGGATAGTAGAAATAATGCAATTCTGCGTTGTAGTTTGCATTGGGCGTTGGCCCAATAATGAACGTCAATTCATTCATGTTTGCAGAGTTAGGGCCAAAGATAGCATAGTATTTTGGCTGTCCTGTGACACTTGGATCTGGATAAGCTTCCCGCATGTAATTAACATCTTTGTTAATTAGATAGAGGAAGCTTCCTGTCGTACCAGTCTGTGGATAAATGGCCAAAGAATAGGTAGACAAGAAGTCAAACGGGGCGGCTAGGTATTTGTTGCCTGAAGTTAATGTGCCAGTGACGTTTTTCCGCAGCTCCTGAATCTGAACAGTATTGTATATACGTTGTTCAGCCTGCTGAATCATGCGATTCAGATCAACCGTAGGGAAGTTATTCTCTACGTAATCATTAACTGCGGTAACTAACTCACTGTAATACATTATGCCATCGGCCCTCTGGCCATTACGCCTTTAGTTGCTGCACCTGTTCCACGAATCTTGATGCCGCTAGTTTTGACTTCGTCATTGTTGCCAATTGAAACGCCACCGTTTAAAGGTGTCCAATTTTTGCGAGTTGGCATCTTTACGGGCAAACCAACATCATCTTCGATGTCCATCTTTTTGTTGCCTACATGTGGCTCGGCATAGACTTCAGCACTGCCGTTCTCTTTTCCGCCACTCATGTGTGAATACTTGGCCATATTAACCACCTCTTCCAGATTTGTGTTGATAGCCAACTTTGGCCAAATTCCTACCCATTGCCTTCATGGATTCACTGGTAACACCAGCCTTACCGCCTGCGGAAAATTTCTTGCCGCTAGGATGCATACGCTTTTCATGGCCTTTGACTTCTTTCTTGGCCTCAGTGTCAGCAATTTGTTTAACTTCTTTTCTGTCCATAAAACCCCCTAAGATGATGTAATCGTAACCGTTCCAACCGCCGTTGTTGCCACCAAATAATTAGGAGTTAATCCGACATCATTTGCTGAAGCACCTCCAACAGGGTTCCATCCCCATTGGATATCCCTTGATCCACCCGTTGGATAACCACCAAAACCTGTTAGGTTTAAATCTAATCCGTTTAAACCTGCCGTTGTGTATGTGATATCTGGCCTTGGCTGTCTTACAGCCTGTGGATCATCCACCGGATACATCCCCAATTGAAGCTGCGGGTGATCTGGATCCCAGCATTCTTCACAAACTTTCAATTGATATAGTTTAGTCTTTATGACCTCGAACTTCAACTGTTTTAGCTTATACCGCTGGCCACACCGATCACACTCAGCAATCGAGTATTTACCGGATGCGAAACGATTGCCCACTACGTACTGCCTCCGCCAATGAACATCTGACGAGGTACAAAGCGTATCGCAGCTTTCTCACGATCTTCACCAGCCGCAAAATTGAATTGTTCTTCATATTGAGCCTTTAACATTTCTACCCTGCTTTGCAATTCAGGTGTCTTGCTGGCAATATAAAAGGCCAATCCTGACACCAAGGCAGGCAGGAATCTAAAATTCATATCGGGAATCTCTACGCCGTTACCCGCATCCTGTATCCTACGCATTCTCCAATACACAAATGTATAGGTTGTAGATCCATCAGGAGTTGGCCAAACGGTAAAAGCAGGTAGGCGCTGTAGATAAACCTTGGTTGTAGTAGTGTAGGACGATGCTGTTGTATTGTTTTGCGCCCTGAAACAGTTTTCCAATACATTACCAGTAATGTAGCTATAAAAAATCGTTTCTGACCCCAACAAGACATATCCAAACGCAGGGAAACCAACTGTTGAGGTTAATGTAATTGTGGTATCTGTAGTACTCACGGCGCTGGCCACAGTAATGGCTGCGTTGGATGAGTCATACATGGGAGATGTTTCCCCCGCCGCACGTTGAACCCAAACTTGAATTGGTCTTGCTTGGACTAATTTATTGGGTATCGTGGCATAGGTGCTGATGCTGATCCTTGTAATGTTCAAGTCAGCTTGATTATTCTGCTGGTTGGCATTGGTTCGGATTACATGATCCAGCAAATCAATGGTGTCTTCTGGCAAAGGATATGTGTTTAAACCTTGCTGTAGGGTTACTGTACCTTCATCAAAAGTCCACATATCCAAACCACGGTTTTGCCATTCAATGGTTAGAAAGTTCATTGACCTACGAGCTGTGCGCAGGTCATATCCTGAGCGTAGCTCTCTCCCAGCACGTTCCCACGCTTCTTCTGCAATTTCTGTGAAGTCAGGGGAAAACCCTGTTGTGCCGGAAGTTGTGGTCATTTTGCCGCTCTCATATTGTCAACCAAATTAGGGTAAGGCCTTCCAGCAGCTTTGGCCATTGCTTTTGCCTTAGACTTCTTGGAAGAACTTAGCTTTTTTGGTTTGCCTAAATCTTTAGGACGGGGTTTGTTCCAGACTTCCCCGCCCTCTTTGTACTCTTCAACAGCATTAGGATTATCTTTTCGGATAATCTTTTTGCCTGATGGCATCTTGGAAGGGTTAATAGCTCCCATGCCACGGCTTGCCATCATCTCATCACCCCTTTGGTGAAACCTTTTCTAGCTATACCATCACCACGCTTACTGGCTGAAACAACACCGCCTTTGGCGTAAGCTTGGGTTTTACCGCCTTTGGAGTACTCCCTGCCAGTTCTTGGGTTTCTGGACGAGGGTTCAACAGCCAACGATGGATCCATGCCCATGTTATTTAGCATTTGCTGACGCATTGCTGGTGTGGCAGCTTTCCATTGAAGCGAATTTTTAAGGCTTGTTAGCCTAGCATCTGGAGGATTGTATGCAGGCTTAATTGGATTATTTGCACTATCCGTTAGTTCTGCATCAGATACAGCGGCCTGCGATGGGCCAGTAGGCTTGGTAGCAGCAGGAGTAACAGGTTTTTTCTTGGCTGGTGCAGCAGGCTTTACTGCTGGTGTTTGGCCAATATTACCTGTGCTGTCATAGTCATTCTGACCTGCGTTTAAAGCTTGATTGCTTGCCAATACATCCGCAGCACTTTGTGTCTGCGTTGGGGCTGGTGCTGCTGGCGTAGCTGGCGCAGTATCTGTTGGAGCAGGGCTTGCGCCAGGAATGGTTTTATCGGGCTGATCTTGGCCTTTTGCATAGGCGTACAAGGCAGCCAAAGCTAGAGGCGTAAGATTCATGTTAACCCCTTACTTGGAATAACCACCGCCGCACATTGCTTTGATGTGGTCATCATGCAATTTATGGCCTGCTGCGTGTTCTTTGTAATGCTCAGAATGATGCATATGACCTCCAGCCATGTGTTCTTTAAGATGCTCTTTAGGCATCTTGTGGGTATGATCATGGGGAGCTTTACCGTGGGGGATAAAGGGTACGTGTGCGTCTTTCATGTTGACTCCTTATTTGCGTTTGGGGAATTGAGTGCCTATGTCATTGCCAGCCATCTTGGGCATCATGGCCCGAGTATGTCCTCTTTGCTGAATAGCATGTTCGCCACGTGGTAGATTTCCCTTTTTAAGATCTCCACCTTTTTCCATTTTTGATGGTTGCATACGAGCTTCTTTAATGCTACCGCCTTTGGCAAAGGCTTTGCCGCCTGTAGCCATCTTTTTACGGTACATAATAGCTGCACCACCACCAGTTTCAGAACCAGTAAATCCACGCTTTTTCATTTCTTCTGGTTCTTTACGTGTCAAGCCTTTTTGCTTATTCATATAATCACGCAAACTTAAACCAGATTTTTCCAATTGTTCTTTAGTAACAACTGGAGATTTTCTTTTTGGTAAAGTTTGTGGGCCTTCGCCTGTTTCATTACGATTTTCAGTATCGTAATCTTTTCCCATTTGCCTATTAATTTCACTTTCAGCCATGTCATCTTCAGACATTGGCATTGGCATCTTATAAGAATCTGGGTTATTTATATTAACTCGCTTGGGAGTTATATCACTTGAAACATCAGATCCGTCTTCGCCATCATATCGTTTTGTTCTCATGATTGATCCTTAAATAGTTCTGCCGCCCATTTTAGGCATTCTTGCTTTGGTATGGCCTTTTTCTTGAACAGTATGTTCGCCATGAGGACGCTTACCACCAGCAGTAACTTTCTTCATGGGTTCGCCTAAAGAATATTGACCGGGGACTGAACCGCCTTTGGCAAAAGCTGCTCCGCCAGCTTTCATGGCTTCTTTCAAATGATGATGGGCCATTTTCATATGCTCATGTGGTTGCATCTTGGCCATGCCACCTTTTTTCATTCCCATGCCCATACCGGGAGCTTGTGCAGCCATAGGAGGACGCTTGGCTGCCATCATGGCTGCTAACATTTGAGGGTTAACCCTGCCACCACGTGCCATTCCTTTGGCTTCTTCACGCTCTTCTTTTGCGATTTTCTCAAGCTGTTTAGCCTGACGCATTTCCATTGATTTTGATTCTTTCATAGATCCACCTTGTTTAAACGAATGGCCTTTATCGGCCTCACTAAAATCTTTCCCCACGCCCTGGGGAACTCCTGCTTTCTTGGCGAATGCTGGATTGTGAGCCACCGCTGCCATGAAATTGTGTTGTTTCTTGCTAGTACTTGGCATATTAAATTACCTTTCCTTTTGTCAATCCTTTGATTGCACATCCATCCGCACAATGCCAAGCCCGAAGACTTTTATTGATGCGGCTATCTGGATCATTTGCAGTTTTTGCCGATGTTAGTTTTGCCTTCATTCCTGACATTCTGGAGCAAAAAGACTTCTTCCTTGATCCGCCCTCGGGTTGGGGAGGCTTTAAATTCATCCCCTCCTTCTTTGCGGATGCCCGACCCTTGGCGTTTAGACCGCCATTCGGATTCTTCCCTTCTTTGCGTTGCCATGCAGGTGACTTAGCCATAACAAATCGTTACCGCTGCAACGTGGGTTAATGAAGCGTAAATTCCATTGGAAGCAAGAATGCCTTCGCCGGGAATGTTAACAACATACGGTGTTGCCAAAGCTGGAACGTCATATTGCCAAAGAATATTTCCGCTACCTGTTGTGGCGTTATCATACAAAATCAAAGTTCCAGCAGTTCCATCGCTGGTAAACACAACTTGCTTTAAACGAGTACGACCAGAAACAAGAACCGCAGATGTATTGGTATGCGCCGCCTTGACATCATATTGCATTGTCATGATTAATCTCCTT